TTAAATTTATTCGCGAGGAGTTGAAATTCTTTGCGAAAACGAATACGCAGTTGAATACGGGAATACAATTTAAATCAATCGTGTTATTGAACGCAGAGCATTTGACGGTAGATGCGCAGTCAGCAATGAGACGATGTATTGAGCAGTTTAGTACAAACACTCGTTTTTTCATCGTGATCACGAATAAAAATAAATTGCTTATCCCTATATTGTCTCGGTTTTGTGAAATATATGTCCCCTCTTCCGTAGATGCGGAAGGGAATGAGGTAAATCTACATAACCCCCAAAGAATCATGGACGCGGACTTTCGGTTACATCGGCAAGAAATGCTGAAAAACATGATGGAGAAAATAGAAGAGAATCATTTGGATATGGTGAATGTGTCGTCGGAATTATATGAAAATGCGTTCAGTGCAGTAGATATTATGGAGTGGATGAAAGAGCAAAATGACAGATGGACGAGCTTTGAAAAGGCGAACATAGGAATGTGTTTTATGAAAGCGAAGTCGGAATTTCGTTGTGAGAAGTTATTGATGCTGTTTATGCTGGATTTCATGTATTTTCATAGCACACAGGAATTAAAAACGTTGTCTTTCATGTAATTTTATGGTAAAATGTATTTAAAGGTTTGCTTTTTTGTTTTTCTATATGGACGACTTTGTAATCTCTAATTTACACGAGTCAAGAAACGAATGGTGCGGTCGTTTGGTAACGTTATTAACACCGGTCATCATGGAAGGGATTCGTTCAATTTACAACGAGTCGTGGAAAATGTGTGAAGAAAGCAATGAAAAGTCAAAATACCTCATGACATTTCAGAACTTATTGGCGCGTATTCCCAAGTGGAACTCGGTGATTCTGGAAGAGGAATGCAAACGTATCATTGAAAAAAGCGGGTGTAATTATTTGGAAGATCTGATATCCTGTGTCCACATCATCCAGTTGAAAGTATTGACGTGTATACGCGTTGGAAAGAAACAGAAAAAGATTGACATTTCAATACCCAAATTAGATCATTTCATTCATCGAGTATATATACATGTCGCACGTAAAGTGTACTCAAATATTTACTTATTTGAGAGAGGACTTTCAGATTTGGCAGTCCAAAAGTATAAACGCGAGTTGGAAATCATGACACAGGAATGTATTTTGACGGCGATAAGGGAGAGTATACCTACTGAGTCAATCATCCGAGCGTATTTGGACGAATCTATGGAAGAAGAGGAAGAGGTGATTATTGAACCGATTCCCGAAAAAGAGGAACCCGCCTTACAAGAAGAAAAGGTTTTAGAGAAAATAGAAATCCCACCAGATGATTTGCCAGCGACATTATCTGTAGAAAATATTGATAACGAGAAACCACTCACGCGCCTTACATTTAACGATATTGACGATGCGTCGGACGGAACATCTATAGAAGCACCAAAAACAATAGAACGTTTAGAAGAAATAAGCGAGAAAGCGAATGCGCAACGTAAGAAGGACGAGGCGGAAGACGACGACGAAGAGTCGTTGGGAAATGTGAAGATACATATGGATGAAGATGTTAAATTGGACAATGTATTTGATTTAGACAAACCGATGAACGATTTGCAATTGGATTTTGAAGACCTATGATTGCGTTAAACCGTCAGTTAGATTATTAGTTGAATTGTATATAATGGAAAAAGTCCTTTTGTTATCAATTGCAATCACCGTGCTTTTCGGAATAATGAAATTTTTGGAAATGAAGTATTTAGATAATAAACTGAAACCATTGCGGGATATGATTCGGGATTTGGTGATGGTGTTTGGAGCATCTTTTGTATGTGCGTTTGGACTAATCAATTACCAACATAAATTTGACGATTTCTGGAGCGTCATTACGAATCAAAGTGTTCTACCGGAAACAACCACACAAGTTTTTACAGGAAATCCGGATTTTTAAATAAATAATTAATTAATATATTTTATAAATATATAAATGTCTGACAAGTATTTTAAAAATGCACAAAATGTGAAGGAGCGCAAAGACATGACTTTAGCCGAAGCTATCGTGGATGCCCTTGGAGCGGAATTGGATGAATCAAAACTTACACCGAGTGTGTTGGAAATGATGCAGAGATTGCCTACTATTGAAACGACCCATCTGAAGAATATTGAGACATTCTTCGCGAAAATCATAGAAGACAAAAAGATAAATGCGGCGGATGTGCCAACATTGTTTTTATTGATGCAAGAGTTGTTTGAAATATACAACGAATTGAAAGTGAAAGCGAGTACGAATGATGTAGCAGAGACTCTTCAAGTTCTTCTTCAGATTCTAATCCTTTACAAACTGAAAGACACGAATATTCTGACAATGGAGGAAAAAGAAATGATGTTGGGAATGTTGGATAGTTTGATAAAGATGTGCGTTGAAATGATAGAATTCAAAGACACGGCGAGGAAATCGCGTTCGTTTCTACGAGGATGGATCTGCGGTGGGGGGGCGAAGCCCCCCGTTGTGACCAAGAAGTAGACTCATATATATCTGTTATTATAACAGACATCTATTTCACCATTTATTTTTCTTTACAGTGATTTGTGCTCCGTGTTTTATTTTCTTCGCTTTACTTGGATCGTAGGCCTCATCTTCGTCGTCTGAGCCCATTTCTTTGGAGATTTCCCAGAACTCTTTTGAACCAAGTCTGAAATCTGGACGCGATTCGGCTTTATACCAAAATATTTGGTCTTGCAGTTTATTGGATTTTGCATTATTGTTGATGACCAAACATTCATAGTTCTCGGTGGTTTGGTCCATGACACTACAAAACGATTCCAATGTCGGAAACATACTGGCATAATTTTCCCAAATTCTTTTCCGGTTGGTCATATATGGCTCTCTCAAGATAAACACATAGTCGATATTGGTTCGTAAAGTCGGTGGAATGCCTAAAGGATATTGCATGGTGATAATAAGCATGACTTTCCAATGTCGGCCATTCATGAACAACAATCGCATGAGTTTATCTCTCGTCCATGTGCTATCATAGAGACAATCGTCTAAAATAACAAAAGTGCGTGGATCTATTGTACTTCTACGATTCTCTTCAGTTTCTTTCTTGACTTGTTTCAAAACGGCTTTTTGACGACGTAATATATTTTCGATGAGTACGCTACTATATTCTTCGTGGATGAACAGTTTTGGGACGTGGTTGGCATAAAATCCATTACCGGCTTCTGTGCCCGAAATGACAGTTCCTATAGGTATGTCTTGATGAAAGTACAAAAGATCTCTCACCAAGTAAGTTTTACCTGTATCGCGCCTCCCTATTAAAACGACAACTGGACCTTTGTTTTCATTCGGTCTGAAAGTAATGGTGCGCATATCAAATTTCTTAAGTTGTAACGTCATGGCCCTTATATTCTTATGAAATCTAAAAAATAAAGTCTCTCCTGACGGGGGAAATTCCCCCGTGACCCCCTTCTCTGGGGGAGTTTCGGGTTGAGGACCCGGGGAGATTTTATGAGGGAGGACCGCGGGGAGATTTTATGAGGACCCGGGGAGATTTATGAGGTCCCTTGTCTTTTCTTCTTGGTTCCCCCCTGTGACTCCCTTTACTGGGTGAGTTTTGATCCCTCCCCCCCGTGACCCTCATTTTCCGGTAGGTTCTCAGGGTTCGATCTTCCGATTGCCCATTAGTAGGGGGTTGCGGGGGATAATCCCCCGCCGCGTTCCTCTTTCTAAATTACTATATATTTGAAAACCATAAGCAAGATGTCCCGAATCACTTTAGGAAATATGAAGACCGCCGTACCAGATGATTGTCATTCTACAGGCAAAGCCGATCCATGGAATATAGAGAAAATTCAATGTTATAATCCGTTGTATTCTTTGTTTTTACCATTGACTGAAGAAACGTATGACAATGTCACGTGGAAACAACAGATGTATATTGTAGATCCGAATCATATAGCCAGTGAGAGTTTACCGGATAACAAAATTCCCTGTAAAATGCATATAAAATCCGCCCCGCTAATAGACCCGATTCATTATTTGATTGGCAAATATGACAAAGAAAAAGAGAAAATACGAAATCTTCCGAAACTGAATTCGACAACAGAAACGTGTATGGAAAAAATCTTGGATACGAACAATACATCATATGTTGATTGCTTCTTTAATTTTTTATCAAGCCAGACCTTACACAAACATAATCTTACGAATGGTATAGATTACTTCGGAAGTTATTTGGCTATACAGAAAACATTCTTGTTTAATGCTTGTGATGACTTGGAGTATTTGCAAGACTCGGAATACTTTTTAGAAAATGATAAGAAGATGTATGAGCTGGACAACGACATAGTGAGAATGATGGACGAATCGCCGGCGAATTCGTCTCAGGGAAAGAGACCCAAACTATGTATACAAGACGAAACGATAGTGATTGAAGACGTTGATAACATATTCGCGCAGAATGATGAATTAGAGGACAATATAGTGGATGAAAATGAAGTTATTTATGAATATGAAAAGGATAAAGACGATACTGATTCGGACGACAGTTCTATCAATTATAGTACAGAGGAAGACGAATCAGATGAATCAGATGAAGACAAAACAGACGAATCTGACAAAGATGAATCGGACGAAGATGAATCGGACGAAGATGAAGACGACGAATCAAAAGATGAAGAAGAAGATGCCAAGATCCCTTTATATATTTATGATTTTCCGGTACAAATGATTGCATTGGAAAAATGTGACGGAACGATGGATGAGTTATTAGAAAACGAAATGATGAATGAAAAACAGGCTGCGAGTGCACTAATTCAAGTTATCTTCACACTTATCGCTTATCAGAAAATGTTTTCATTTACTCACAATGATCTACATACTAACAATATCTTGTTTAGACATACCAAGCAGACACATATAAATTATAAATATCAGAATAAAATCTATAGGGTGCCAACGTACGGACGAATTTTCAAAATCATTGATTTCGGCAGAGCGATCTATAAATTTCAAGGCAAAAAATTCTGCAGTGATAGTTTTTCGCCAAAAGGAGACGCGCATGGGCAGTATAATACAGAACCGTATTTAAATCCGGAGAAGCCTCGTATTGAACCTAATCCGAGTTTTGATTTATGCCGTTTGGGATGTTCTTTATATGATTTTGTGTTTGACAGCGAAGAACCGTTGCCTAAGACTATGACCGCGTTTCAAAAAGTAGTTTATTCGTGGTGTTTAGATAAGGAAGGAATGAATATACTATACAAAAAGAATGGAGACGAGAGATATCCGAATTTCAAGTTATATAAAATGATTTCGCGGTTAGTTCATGATAAACTACCACATGATCAGCTGGCGATTCCATTTTTCGCACAGTTTTTACATAGTGGGAAAACGAAACCGAAAGATTTGGTAAACTTGGACGAGTTGCCTTATTATGGCGAATGAGATAGAAAAATTGAAAAATAAAGGATATTTTCAGGATATGCATATCAAGATGGACAATTTGTTTAAATCTCTTCCACGTGACCTTCAATGGGAAGTACTCACAGAATTTGTTGGGACGCATGTAGTGCGTTGTGGTAAGTTAATGCGTAAGATTGTGCTTACGAAAATCAACGGAAAAACGTTCAGACTGACGACGGGTGGAAATGAAGTACCTGTAGCAGTAGCAGATCTGGTCCGTCATCGTAAGCAACTTCCATTGGTCAAACCAAAATATTTACGGATCTATTCCAATACTGACAAGGAGATGCAGTTTTTCAGAGATCAGAACACGGACGAAACAGTCTATTTGCACCGCACATATACTAACCACATGGTTTTGTATGAGGTCCGATATTTAGTCACCGGAGAAGAGACAGATTCGGCAGTTAACGGAACAACATACCCGTCATATCCATATACAAGCAAAAAAAGAAAGATAGCAGCATTGTAAATTTAATATTTTTAATAAAGAAATAAAAACCTTTTTTTACGTTTGATAAAAAAATGTTTAGGAAATATATAGAATGGCGACTAAAACTCAAAGAGCTCTTTACAGAAAACATGGGAAACGTTCTTTATGCAGACGTGCACGGACGATTCCAAATAAATGCGAAAATATACGACATTGCAAAGTTGCGATGGGGACAAAACGGAAGAGGTATTGCCGTAAAAGGCGAGCAACGAGGTACAGCAAACGAAAAAGTTAGAAAGAAGGTTTTTTGGTTTCTGCCGCGTCACGTTCATCAAAGTTGATCGTATTGGCGCCCACTAAGTTTCCATTTTCGTCCATTGTCTGGGTCAATTTGTTTCCACTCTTTTTCGCCTTTTCAATATTATCTTCAATCGCTTTTCGTTTAGCATCATACAACCGTTTATCAAACTCTTCTTTCGCCTTTTTCTCGTTGATAAGTTTTTCATGATGCAACTGATTGAGTTCTTCTTCTAAAAACTCAATTCGGCCGGTTTTATAGGCATCTGGATCAAAAGGCGCCCAAACGAAATTTCGTCCGACAAAAATATCATGGTTAGAATCGCGGTCGCGCAATTCCTTTGCATATTTTTCTGCTTCGTCTACCGTACCGAAATTACCGCGATTGATAAACCCACGGACAGATGTTTGGAATTTATTGATGCGATTATACTCTTCTGCCAAACGTTCTTCGTTTTTGTCGAGAAACTGTTTAAAATCGCCCTCCACATCTTCGCGCTTGAGAACGTTTTCTTCTTCCTTGCAGAACGATACTAAATCATTCATAATGGTTTCCGACTGAATGTTGTATTTGAAGGACAAAAACTGTGTGAAATCGGAAAATAAGGAGAGGGCTTTAGAGTATTCCCATTGTTTGACGAATTTTTCAAACATAAAAATTTCTCGGTTTTTAATAATTTTCTCAGGCGAAACGAATGAATAGCATCCGTATTGTTGGCTTGAAATAACGGGATCTTCGCTAAGTAAATCAACATATCGGGGGTTCAACTTTCCTTCGGGTGTCATTTTCTTTTCAAAGGACCGACTTGACATATTCTTTAGGCGTTTTAATATTGTTAACCATAATTTCGATTTAAGTTCTTTTAAATTAATTTTATTTTTCTATAATATATACATAATGAACTTAGATTTGTCTGAATTTCTCAAGCGTGCGATAAAATACATCGTCGAAGGTATTATGGTTGCAATTGCTGCATTTGCTATACCCAAACAGCAACTCAAGATTGAAGAAGTCGTTGTGATTGCTCTCATGGCGGCGGCGACATTTGCTGTGCTTGATGTGTTTGTCCCAAGTATGGCCAGCAGTGCACGTGGTGGTGCGGGTTTCGGTATAGGTGCCAATCTGGTTCATTTCCCACGAGGATTTTAGCGCCGGTAATTGATGTATATAAACGTTATAGATCAATTAAAAAATTGAAAAAAAAGAAGAAAAAGACGAGGAGTATATAAGAAAAGAAAGGAAAAGTGTAAATTTCAACGACAGAGATGATGCATCCGTGGACCTTGGATGCGTTTGAAAAACATAGACCAGACCAGTATACGTATACTCGGGATGTGATCTATAGCGACGAAGCCAAGTTCAGAGTGGTTCATGCGCCGGTGAAATCCGGTAAACGATCCTTTCCTGAGATTGCGTCTTTGTTGAAGCCCGAATGTGTACATATATTTTTATCCGCCCTTAATCGTAAGGCAGATAAAGAGCAACATAAAGAATTAAAAAAATACGGTATTGCGGTGTATAAAGTGTTTAATAGAAAATCAGCGGAGTCGTGCATTGAATTTGTCATGAATCAAAAAGAAGAAATACATGTGCATTTGGATGAGCTGGATTATGGATGTAAACATGATCAGGTGTTGGCGAGTGTCTTTTTGAAGTTAAAAATGGAGGAAAGAGTGAAGTTTATTCTGTATAGCGCGACGATTGATATAGTGAAGAGCGAGTTTTTGAACGAAACGGTGAAGGGGTTCTCGGTATTACCGACGTTCGTCCCTTCTCCAGAGATATATCACGGTATTGAAAAGTATATTGACAACGGTAAGCTTATCCAATCCACTTCGTTTATAAAGTTTGATACGTCTGGTCTGACGGAACAAGGAAAAGAATGTATGACGAGCCTTTTGGACGATACATACGATACAAATAAAAAACAACACATAGGAATACTGCGGTTGTCTGGGAAACAGGAGAGTGTAAATGATTTCCGTTTGTTGAAAAATAATGTACATATCATTCATCGGTTTGTAGAAACGTATAACACAGAAAACGGAAAGGAGCAACGAGGTATTAAAATCGTGTTTGTCGGGAGTGGTAATGAGACGATAAAATGGGACGACGAAGAATTCTGGAGAATGAAATTTGACCATACGATTCCAGTTCTGATTGTGATTTGCCAAGTGGCCGGACGCAGTACAGAATGGAAATGTCATCCTTACTTGTCGTGGTTCCATACCTGCAGATCCGATTCTACGACGGTAGGGACACAGATTCAAGACCAAGAACGAGTTGTGTACTATAAAACTGAATATAATAAAGATACTGACATTACGCTTTATGGTAATGTGAGTTGCGCAATGTATAGTGCACGGCGGATCACACATGATCAACTGATTAGCACAACGAAAAAGAAGCTGGCGTTGACATTGAGTGGTGGGAAAAGCTCTGCCGTCGTTGCTACAATATATGACAATTGGGAAGATGTTCCTGAGAGACACAAGCTAAACCTGAAAATTGAAAAGGGGGATTTAATCGCAGACAGGTTTGTGCTGCGAAAACAAATGAACTATACAAAAGTAAAAGACGGAAAAACCCTTCACTATATTGTAGATGTCCCGTACTGGGATAATAAAGACGAAGGATTGTACATGACGGATGTTCGCAGGGGTTTTCTGGAGTGGTGTTACAAAGAAGGGAAAAAATCGTCTAACCTGAGGCGGCCGGTATGGCGCCAGACGGAATTGATCAAACATGCGTCTTGCGGAATCAACAAGACCAACCCTGTGAAAATAAACGTATTTTATGAAGATGGGGAGACAAACCCTGAAAAGTATAAGTTTATGGTGAGAGAACTGGATGCGACGGACACAAAGACAGTGTCGTCTTTTAAAAACAACAGTATGTATAATGTATAATAATTTATGTGAATTCTTACAAAAACGTACAAAACACATTTTTTATCTCTGAACAACCACACTTTCTAAAATGAGGAGTTGTTCAAACATCATAATCACATGAAATAGAACATGGTATTTAAACCAATGTGGGTTGTTCGCCTTCCACAGTTTGCCAGAAAAGTTGTAGGAATAAAGCAAAACGCCGAGACCAGTATACCCAATGATCAAATATGGTGTATACCTTACGTAAATGATCCCAGTTGATACAAAAGTGATAAACGATACTCTTGCAACGACCAAATCCAAATTCCGTCTCCACGAATATGTAGCCTTTCTCCAATAATTGGCCGATGCGAGAGATGTGACCAGCAAAAGACTGGAATATGCATATAGTTTATTATAGAAAGCGAATCCGGCCGGAATGGTGAATAAGAAAGATGACATCATCAACCATTTGGAATCGTCCCATTTCGCAATATATATTTCTGTCGTCGTCATATAACCTGTATTGTATGTCAGAAATATCTTTATATTAGTTTACAAAAATATTCCGTGTGCGGGTTGGAAAATATTCCTTACACGGTTGGAAAATACTCCCAGTCCAAATACTCGCATACTTTTTTCCATATCATATCTTGTTCTAATTGTTTAATTCGGTCTTTCATCATAGGTATAAATGGCAAATACTGACGTTGATCTAAAAGAACACATAGCTGGCATAATATATACGTATAGTTGAAGAAGTTGGTACGTGTGATAGGACAATAAATCGCCCAAGGTTGTTGAATCTCTATAAACAATACACATAATGTCTCAATAAGTTCTTCGTCCATCACAGGTGGCTTGATGCCCAAAATAGAATTGATATATTGTATATGTTCAAAGAACTTATTATAGCCCAAAATACTCAGTATATTGCGCATTTCGGTATAGTTGAGTTCCTCGTTTTTTTTCCGCTCCTTCTTGATACGGTTTTTTATAGCGTCTAATACTTCTTCCGGTATTTTCGTCGTCTCTTTTGCTTGAAACTGAGACAATATTTCCTTGAAATGGTTTAAACGAATATAAGCAGTATAGGAAACCTCATTTGGCATTTCTTTGTTCAGCGGTTTATGGTTGTCGACAATGTGAATGAGGAATTTGCCGCATTGGATGTTGTTACAAATCAAGACCCCTTCTTCTTCCAAAGGAATCAGCTCGCCTTGGTTGCATAATAAACACGTTTCGGAATCAAGAACGTATTCCTGTAAATGAATCGTATCGTTAATACCCACGTTTTTCCAATAATGTTGATATACCTTTTTGGAAAGATTATACTTGTCGCTGTTCAAGTTACTGCTTTCTTCTGTATTCGCCTTGATTTTGAAGAAATTGTTAATAGTCGTTTTGTCTTTGACGTTCTCTCCAATATTGATCTTTTGTTTTTCTTCATAATAGTGAAAAATATATTTTGAGTTCTTCAAAAGATACTTGTTTTTACTGTCTTGTAGATTTTTCAATTCTTGTTTCTTGGCTTTTATATTGTCCAACATTTCGTAATATTTCTCGTTTTTCTTTTGTTTTGTGGACTTGGCTTTTTGCAGCAAGGCCTGGACGTCTTTTTGCAAATTAGGAATAGTTTCGTTTTCAATAACAAAGTACATTTGCATAAGATCATTATGTTTTTCATCTATAGTTTGTACATTCTTCTTTTTCTTATCCATGTTATAATTATCATGTTGTATTGTTTAAATATTTTTTCTTATACAGGATATAATTTTTTACACCTTTTCTCATTTAAAACGCCCATTTTATATGAGAACTTATAAATAATTCTTCTTGATTTTTCGTGTATTGTTTTTCTTGGATACATATGTTTCTGGTCTTTCGTAAGCACCCTTAATTATGTTTCTGTATTTTTCCTTTGGAATATTTCTTATGGTCTTGGTTATATTTTCTTTCAATTCTGGGTATGTTAATCCGTCTAATTTTTGTAATAAATCGTGATTTCAACATACTAAAATAATTTTCTATTGAATTGGTAAAATGTTGATAAGGAACAGCATATAATAAATGGTTGTCTTTGTTTATTACTTCTTTTACCTTTGGATTTCTATGACTACTCGCATTATCCAAATTT